GACCGATATTAATGAAGTTATTGATAGACCTTTGTCAGCACAAAGAGCTGAGATTTTATTTCCACAAGATGAATTATTACAGGCATCTTTAAAGAGACAAGCGTAATGGCTTCTAATCCAAATCTTAGAGAGGGTACGGCTAGAGCAATAGCAAATAAATTAGCTGCACCCGTTGCAGAAAAATATCAAAGACCCGCTAATGTAGAAAAATTTATGAAAGACTCTTTTGATTATCAAATGGGGTTGAACGCTGGAGGTAAGGAATCAACAGACGATTCAGGTATTACTAGATTAAATTTAGTAAATAAAGGAGTTAAAGATGATTTGGGTAGAACCATATTATCTATGCAGAAACCGACAATGACAGCAATGCCTCCAACTTTAAGTCAATTAGGTGGGGATTTCATGAGAGGACTGGGTAGTTTAATGGAGAATGTTAACCCTCTCTCCTTTATTCCAGGAGCTAATATGTTAATGAGCGGGATAAACACGGCAAAGAATATATTTTTCCCTGACCCACCTGTTGTAACCACAGGAGGCAGCGTCACAGGAAGTGTCACTGAAGAGCCTTTGAGCTCTGGAGTTATAGATGTCTTACCTAACAATTTTGTGCCCGTTCTTAAAACTAAACCTGACTTACCAATGGGTGATAGACTTAGAACAATGGACATGATGTATGATTTTATGAATTTACCCATTGATCAACCTGATCTCTACGGTTAAAATAAAACATGATTAAACTTACAGATGCCTTGAAGGCAAGAGTGCAGGACCATGAAGGCCTGCGCACAACTATGTACCTCGATAGTTTAGGAAAGGCCACGATCGGTATAGGCCACCTTATTCAGCCCCACGAACGAGAAAGATATGCGGAAGGCGTAGAGATCTCCATGGATGAAGTAAATGAATTATTTGAATTAGATTTAAATAAAGCAGCTGCGGGGGCTGACCATCTTATAGACGAGTGCATTGGACACGATTTACCACAACATGTATCTGAAGTAATTCTTGAGATGGTGTTTCAATTAGGAACAAACGGTGTTAGAAAATTTAAAAAAATGTGGAAAGCAATGCGAGTTAAGGATTGGAAAACAGCAGCGGAAGAAATGAAAGATTCTAGATGGCATTCACAGACACCAAAACGCTGTGAATCATTAGCTGAAATTGTAGCTAACTCTGGGCCTAATTATTAATATTATTTACTTTTGTGAGATTCTAGGTGTTCTTCGATAGCATCCCATACTTCAACGTTTGACCAATGATGTAACACGGCCTTTGACACATCCTCGTGTAAAACTTTTAAAGTTCTAATTCCCAAAGCAACAGGCTTACCCTTGTTCTCATATATGTGATCAACTTCGTCTTTTGTAAGGCTTAAGAAAACCTCACCGTTTTGATACATTATTCTCATACTCCACACATCCCTTCACAATCGTTAATAGCAACGCCACCAAGCTCATCAAACATGTTAATCTGTTTGTCTTCTGCTTTTTTATCTATATCTATTTCACTTAAAGGCTTTCCCTCTTTAGTAACAAATACAGTGTAACCTTCACGCATACCTTTAAAGCCACCATTAATTTTCTTTTCAAACTCAATAACGTGTTGAAACTCATCAGGTGCTGTATCTTTTAAATGTTTCCATTCTTTCCATGTCTTGTAAGGACAAAAGGTGCAAGCTGACCTTGGTGGTTTAGGCATAGCGTGATCATCAAACCATTTCTTACACATGGCTCTAGTAATATTTCTATCTACCAGAGGATAAATATTTTTAATCCAAGGCTTTCTAGCCTCCTTAACACGATACATCTCATCACGAGATATACCCATGATCATGTCAACAACTGTGCCTTTTTTAACACGTTGTCCTTTTTTGTAACCCATTTGTTCTCTAATAAACTTATGAATAGGCTCTATTTTATAATGACCTGTACACTGCCTGGTAAGTATACCCATGCTGTTTTTCTTCGGGTCTTTTGTAAAGAAAGGTGGGGTTCTTGAAGTATGTAAACCCTCAGCTGCTTCAATAGAATCTGTTTCAATATTACCAGCGCTAATCACATGAATGGGATAATTTTTTATTTTACCCTTCATCCAATCAAACCATTCATAAACTTCTTTTGGTTCTGCTTGTGTATCGGCAAACACAGCAAAGTCAGGCATTGGCCCTATCTCACCATACTCATACATAAAAGCTAACGTGCTTGATTGCACTCCCGCTCCTAAAGATAATACGCTTAAATCAGCCATTGCTTTAACTCCTCTCCCATGACTTGTGTCGCTATGTTAATCTTATTTCTCAGACTTTGTACAATCTTATCATCTACAGTGCCTTCAGTTACTAAGTCAACATAAGTGACTTTTGATGTTTGTCCTATGCGGTGCACTCTATCCTCCGATTGTAACCGGACTTCTAAGTCATAAGAGTTGCTGTAGTATATCACAGTGTGACTCCTGGTTAAAGTTAAACCATAGCCCCCTGTTTTTGGATTCGCTACGAAATATCTTAACTCTTCTTCGTTTTGAAACTCATCAATAATTCTTTGTCTTTCTTCATTAGACGTGTCACCATAAAAGGTAGCAACGGAACTCGGACCATGGACCTTGGCTATTTCTTTTGCAATAGATTGTATATCATGTCTATAATTAGCCCATATTAAAACTTTGCCCGATGTCTCTTCTAATATATTCATTAATTCTTTTATCCTGTTATTCTCTACTGCTTTTACTTCTCCGTTATCTAGCTTTACGTGGCCACAAACTATCTGGTGTAGCCTTAGTATTTGTGTTAATGCTGATAGCGCTGTCAATCTTTCTCCCCCTAGTTCTGCTATGGCCATTCTTTTCATAGTCATATACATTTCTAATTGTTTTGTAGTCATTGACACATTACGCACCTGATATATTTTTTCTGGTAAATCAAGGCACTCGTCTTTAAGCACACGATAAGAAAAGTTTTCTATCTTCTCAGCGAGCTCATCCAACCGTTGATATCTAACAACCATATTAAAATTATGCGTAGGCATGTTTCTTCTGACCATAACACAATACCTGTTTTTAAAAGCCCAGAAAGAACTGAAGCCTAATAAGTCCTCGTCAAGAAAAGCACATTGTGAATACAGATCTATCGGAGACCTGGTAACAGGTGAGCCTGTCATGATTCTTTTGTATTTAATTAAAGGCGCAAGTTTTAAAATACTTTTTGTTCTCGCTGCCGTGGGATTTTTAATAGTGGTGCTCTCATCAATTGCAACCATGGCCTTATGTGAAAGAAAAAATTTCTTTGCAAAATCTACGCCTTTCTTTGTGCTGAAAGCTTCAACGTTCATTAAAAATATTTTAAAATTATCATTTGGTAAGAATATTTTATCTAGTTTTTTTCTTTCTTGTGCTTTGTTATCAGAGCCCCAAACAAATATATCTGGCACTATGTGATCGGGTAAGTGATTCGTAAGTTCTCTAATCCAATTTTTGTAAACAGTTTTAGGTGCTATAACACACAGACTTTCTATGTGTCCGTTATCATACAAGTAACTAGCATTATAAATAGCCACAAGTGTTTTTCCCGTGCCCATCTCCATAAACCAGGCAAAATTATCCTTATCTAAAGCTGCACCTAATGCAGCTAGCTGATGAGCAAAGGGCTCAGTCTTAAACGGATAGTCCTGTATTTTATTCATTCTTTCTAAAAATAAATATAGTGCTTGAAATTACGATTGCAACTACTATATAATACGCATCGAGAAAGAAGGAAATATGAGCATAGTATATATAGTACAAGAGATGCCTGGTCGGGACATCTTATCTGCTGATAAGTATGGTAAGTTAGTTCCAGTCATGCCCCCTGGTTTTCAGGTTGTTTTATCACCTGGACCTGCAGTTGCCAAAGTTAAGAAGGTAATCAAAGAATATACTGACGATGATTACATTCTTTGTCTTGGTGATCCTTCACTCATAGGCATTGTTTGTGCTCATTGTTCAGAATTAAACAGGGGTAAATTTAATCTATTGAAGTGGGATAAACGACATCAAAAATATTATCCCATTGAAGTAGATATGAATAGGAGAACTTAATGAACAACGCATCAGTGCTAAGTTCTTTAGAGCAATCATCTAAGGACCTTAGTAAGTTAGATGACGGATCTTTGTCCTCTTTAGGATCGAAGTGTCAAGAAATCGAATCAACTATGGCTGAGATTAGTAATATTGAGTTACATAAGAAAGACTTAAATTCTAAGCTACAGAAGTTGTACGATGAGACCGCAGATCTTTTACGATCAAAGAATCTAACATCATTAACCCTTGCGAATGGATCAAAAGTTACTGCATCTGAAAAAGTAGTAGCACACATTAAAAAGGATCTACAAGAAGATGCTTTTGAAGTGTTGCGAAACAAAGGATTCGGTGACTTAATCAAACGTGAGGTAAAAGCAAGCTTCGCTAAAGGCGAAGACTCTAAAGCGCAAGAATTCATTCATGCGATCGAAGAGCAAGGATTACAGCCGGTGGATAATGCATCAATACATCCAAGCACTCTTAAAGCTTTTTTTAAAGAGCAGCTAGATAAAGGCAACCCAGCTGAGATACCTTTAGATCTTTTCGGGGTACATGTTTTGAATGAAATAAAGATAAGGAGATAATATGCGTAAGACTAGAAAAACTAAAAACAAAAAGAAGATGTCTACAGCTAAAGCAGTAGATAAAAAACAAAACACAGACGTAGCAGCGGTGACGCTGTCAAGTCTTGAAGCATTGTCAGGTAGAGGTTTACAAAATGTTTCTACTGACACAATGGCTACACCAAGGATAAAAATCTTGATGCAGTTGTCACCTGAGTTAGAAGAAATTGAAGGTGCAAAAGCAGGAATGATTTACAACACTGTAACTCAAGAACTGTTTAAGACTGATGAAGGGATTAAGGTTATACCTTGTTATTTTCAATTACAGTATGTTGAATGGACTGATCGTGGTCAGGGCAGCAGTGCACCTGTAAATGTCTATGATGCTAGCTCTGACATCTTAATGAAAACAAAAAGAGATGATCAGAACAAAGACAGATTAGATAGTGGTAACTACATTGATACCTGCCACAATCATTTTGTTTTAGTTATGGATAAGACTGGCGTGCCTTCACCTGCTGTGATTACATTTAAATCAACACAGTTGAAGCATAGTAAACGTTGGAACACTATGATGAAGAGACAGTTCTTAAAAAATGCTAATGGAACTTTGTTTGCTGCTCCTTCTTTTGCTCACGTCTATAAGTGGTCAACAATGAAAGAGTCTAATGACAAAGGCACTTGGTATGGTTGGAACGGTCCAACTAAAGAAGCAGTCATCACTGACTTAGATAACAGTGCTGAAATCTTACAAATGGCAA